CGGCAGACAAATACTTGCCCGCCATGTAATCCGAATCATTTATTGCTGTATTGCGATTAGCACGCAAATTCAGCTTGGACACGACACGTCCAAATTGTGGGACAGGTAAACATCCTGCATTCGACGTGGGGTACCTTTTACGGTAAAACGTCGCCTTCTGTTTCTCGGCTTGGGGCACAACCTCAGCAGTCATGCCACTAGCCTTGTAGACCTCTTCTATGGCCTTTTGAGTAACTTCAGACTCCCCCTCGACGAAACCAAGATAATCGTCACCTCCATGTAGGTTTGTGCTACGCGTAACACCTGCATTAACCATGGCGCTCTGCATGAGGGCCATGTGCACATAGGAATTTCCAGTTGTTGTGGTGGTCTCACCTGACCACCGTTGTCCCTCTAGGCTGGCTGCAATGCCATACCTAGTCCAGACTCTAACTTTTGTGTTAGCTGCAAATTCCCTCACAAACCATAATGGTGCTCCCAATTTCCTATAGAACATCGCTTCGTACTTGCGAAATTCCTTGGATTGGCTCCCGTCATTGTTTTTCGCGTCTGACTCAATTGCCGTTCCTTGCGCATTTCCGATAATATCCCCCAGTTCCTCACCGCTCGCACCGCAGGCGTAAATAGCGGTGTTACCAACATTGAGCGGGTTGGATCTGGAGAAAATTTTCTTCATCCTAGCGTTAATCTCCATAACGATAGGGCCAGTAAGGGCATTGTACATATCTGTTCCTTGATACACTACCCGTGGCTGCGCCCCGTGGGGCTTGAGCAAAACTTCCTGCTTTGCGAACACATGTTTCGTGCCCATATCACTGTTCAATTGCTCGCTACCCAGGGCATCCATGAGCCGCTGGGATTTCGATGTCTTACACCCTTGGAGATACTGAGCAACAGTATCATCATCCATTCGTATTTCGTCGAGAGGAAGAAACTTGTCCATAAGAAGACGGTGTCCTTCGACAAAATGTTTTTCACTGATGAGAGAAGGCTTGAAATCACACCTTTTCTTCATCGCGTGGAGGGTAGCACCAGCTGTATTGCTGGGAACAGTGATTGGAACGTGGTCGAGAATGGCACCTTTAGCAACGCCAACCTCGCTGGCATCATCAATTTTTGTACGGGTCACATTCACGACTGGTTTTATGTTCGCAAAACTCACTTCTGTGTCATAAACCGCATGGCCATTCTTTTCGAGACCTGGTTCAGCGGGTTTGTGCACATTGCGGGGAGGCATCTTAACCTTCCCATTTTTGTTAACTTTGACGGGATTAATTTTCCCGAATTGTATATTCATTTTTGACATTTTTAATATTTATTTCCTTTA